AGTTGGGTGATGGTATTCTCTCGCATGTGGCATATCCCTTTCTCAGCTGAGAATTGACGGCGACTCGACACCGCCATGATATGCCGCCCCTCAGGGCATCACCAACTTTCGCCCGTTTCTCGGGTTCCACCTGTCGTCGCTCTATTCGCCCTGGGAAACTTGGGCCGAAATCGCGCAGGAACATGCGCGCGTCGCCAAGGATCCCGCCCGGCTGCAGGTCTGGGTGAACACCAAGCTGGGCGAGTCCTGGGAAGACCAGGCGGGCGACACCGTTCCCGCCGATCCGCTCATGGCGCGGCGCGAGGACTGGGGCAGCGACCTCGCCCCCGGCGTGGCCGTGTTGACGGCGGGTGTCGATGTGCAGGGCGACCGGATCGAGGTGCAGATCGTCGGCTGGGGTCGCGACGAGGAGGCGTGGGTCACGGATTACCGCGTGCTCTGGGGCGATCCGTCAGGCCCGCGTCTCTGGTCCGACCTGGATGGCGTGCTGAACGGCACCTGGGGCGACCTGCCCGTCCGCGCTGTCGCGGTCGATACCGGCGGCCACCACACCAAGATGGCCTACGAGTTCTGCCGCACCCGCCTCGCCCGCCGTGTGTGGGCCATCAAGGGCCGTGGCGGCCCCGGCATTCCCGTCTGGCCGCGCCGCCCCATCCGCTCCTGGCAACCCAAGCGCGACGGCGAACGCAACGAGGCGCTGGACACCTTCGTCTACGCCCACGCCGCCCTGCACGGGTTGATCAGCATGGGGATGCGGTTGAACGAGGAGGCGGAAGGGCCAGTCTCGCCACCGGTTACGCACGGCGCAGCACCAACACGGGCTATAAGGTCGGCTTGGATGGGTTAGAGGACATACCGCTCTCTCCGTTCTACGCGTGATCTACCACCTATCCAGGACTATCGACTGGATTGGCGACGCGTTTTTGTGCTACGCAACATTTCGATGACGATGCAGCCACCTACACCACAGCGTGTGGCAGATGGGTGGAGTAACTGTCGAAAAATAGGAGCATGCTGGGCTGATGACAGCACACTATGATGCCAGCGAAAAGAGAGACGCGTTAAAGGGCGTAAGCCTGTTTGCGGGCGGAGGGATCGGCGACCTTGCCCTTCGTGCCGTTGGGGTTGATGTCCTTGTAGCATCCGAACTGCTGCCCGACCGTGCTTCCGTTTTTCGATCCAACTACCCGCACACAACAATGGTCGAGGGTGATATTCGCAAGACAAAGGCAGAAGTCATCAGGGAGGCCAAGAAAAGGCTTGAAGGGAGACCTCTTGATATTCTTTTTGCCACCCCACCGTGCCAAGGCATGTCGAAGAATGGCCGCGGAAAGCTGCTCCAGGGTGTTCGAACCGGAGTGAAGCCAAAACTTGATGAGCGCAACAGACTTGCGCTTGATGCAGTAGAAGTCGCACTAGCGCTGCGGCCTAAACTGGTGGTCTTCGAGAATGTTCCGGAGATGCAGAATGCCGTTATCGAGCATGAAGGTCAGGTGCGCGACCTTCTCGAGCTCATCTCCGAACTCTTGGCCCCAGACTACGAGGGAAAATGGGAAGTTGTAGAGTTTGCTGACTACGGGGTGCCCCAGCGACGTCAGCGACTGATAACAGTCTTCACGCTAAAATCGTCACTGCCCACTAATCTAAAGAAGTGGGCAGTTTTGCCAACGGCAACGCATTCTCAAAATCCAAGCATTTTTACTCGACCGTGGGTTACGGTGGACGAAGCGCTTTCAGGAGTGCCGCCGCTTGATGCCGCCAGTAGGAAAATGGCTTCTCACAAAGACATCCCCTTCCACCGCGTCCCGATTCTCGACGATTCAAAGTATTTCTGGGTCTCAAATACCCCCCCAGGAAAGGGGGCCTTTGACAACCAGTGCGTCAATCCGGCCTGCGGGTTCGACAAGAATCCGACGCATGGATCGAAACACAACTCAGAGGGCATTAATCAAGCGAACCGCGACACGCCACTTAACTGCTTGAAGTGTGGCGAACTTCTGCCAAGGCCTTGGGTACAAGAAGGGACTGAGTTCCGTCTTATGTCTGGTTTCACAAGTGCATACAAGCGCATGCGTGGTGATCTGCCAGCCAGTGCTCTGACTAGGAACCTCTCCTATGCTTGCTCTGATCAGAAATTGCACCCCAGGGAACATCGGGTCCTGTCGCTCCATGAAGCCTTCATTCTTCACACGGTTGACGTTTATAATTTTTATTGGAGACGCGACGACAAAAAGACGCTATCCGATAAGACTATACGCGAAATCATCGGAGAAAGTATCCCCCCGAAAGGCTTGGAGGCGATCTTTAAGCACCTAGTCGCAACTCTCCTTGAGCGTCGAACGGCCGCTAGAGCTGCTTGATTGCAGCTGTCATCAGCTTGGCTTTGTTATGCTTATCAAAGAACGACGCGTATGTTGACGACTTAATCACGGTCACCCACCCTTCGTACATTTTCTTGACGCCGTCCCGCGTCATGATCGAAACGGAAGTAGTCCGGCCTCCGCCTTCCTTGGGCTGAACAATCTTCCCCCAATCATTCTCAACAAGATCAGCCCTGTAGAACACGGCAACGATGGTCGGGCAACGCTCTATGAAATCCCAGTAGATCCCAAAGAGATGATTTGTCTCGCGATGATGTGCCTTCCAATCATATCCCGTTGCAACGTGAATTCGCTGATCGCCGATGTCTGGCTTGTCGAAACCGCGCTTTAAACACGCGGCTGGCGTGGGAACGCTGCCGCAGGTTGCCTTAACCTCAAAACCACCGGTAGGAAAGGGACTGAAGGGACCTTTCTCTCGCAGCCTCTTGGAAAGCGCGTCCCAAGCCGCATTGCCATCATCATCCATCAAGAGCAAATCGGGATACCCATCTTGGTGTGGATTCTTGCGAAGCAGGTCCGGGTGCTCCAAGATCATTGAAGCCGCAAAGACTTCCCCCACAAAGGCGCTGAGGTTTCTCATGCCCAGTATTTCAAAGACGTTGACCTCGAAACTTGCCAGTTTGTCGACAATAGAGCGGGTCCGATGAACAGCCCTCTCAATTTCATAGGGCTGCAAAGCATAACTTCTTGGGCCGACAACCGAAGAAGTGGGATTTGTTACATATTCAAACTTCACTGCCATTTTTTCTTGTCACCGTTTCTTCAATTCAGGCGCAGATCCAGTGCGGATAGTGTCGGGTTCCTATCGCTGAGGCTTCTTGGCGGTTCAGTCGTCCACCTGGATTTGGGTAGCAGTATCAGGCGAAGTGATTGAACACAATCACGCCCCGCTCATGCGCACCTTCATTCGAGTACTTCGCGGCTCGTTCAGCGGTAAACTGATCCGTATCTTCCAGACATTCCCGACCCTTCCCATCCGCTCTGATACCCCGACGACGCCGCGCATGAGACACTCCGCGCCATGCGGACGCTCCTTCATCGCCTTTTCGGGTTCGCGCGCACGCGCGGCTTTGACGCTGCGGGTGGTGGTCGGCGTTGGGAGGGCGCGCGGACGGTCGATGGGCTGAACACCGCGATCTTGGCAGGGGCAACCACGGCAGCGCGGCGGGCAGGCTGGTATGCGCGCAACAATCCTTGGGTTGCGGCGGCGGTGGACAGCCTGGTGGGCAATGTCGTCGGCGCGGGGATCAAGCCGCAATCCACCCATCCCGACCGGGCGGTGCGCGAACGACTGCATATGCTGTGGCTGCGCTGGACCGATCATGCCGATCCGGGTGGGCTGGCGGATTTCTATGGTTTGCAGGCCATGGCTGTGCGGGCGATGGTCGAGGGCGGCGAGAGTTTCGCACGGCTGCGCGTCCTGCCTGACGCCCCTGCGGTTCCCCTGCACATCGACCTGCTGGACCGGGACCAGGTGCCGCTGGATCTGCATCGCGACATCGGTGGTGGCGCACGGATCCGGGCCGGGATCGAGCTCAACGGCGCTGGGCAGCGCACCGCCTATTGGGTGATGCGGGACAGGCCCGGCGATCCGCTCACTGTTGATTTGCACGCAGAACTGAGCCGATAAGGCGCATAATTTTCACTGAGAACTGAGCCATGTGAACCTTTCCCCAAAGCGGTGAGCGGCGGGGGCAACGGAGTGATCCACATGGGACTATTGAA